GCGATGACAACATCCAGATTGTGATCCACGAGACCAGCGCCGACTTGCCAATACCGCGCCCCGACGATATTGCGCTTTGCAGCACTGCGTAATCCAACTGGCCTTTGTTCTCTTCAATGTGGTCGGCCAAGTCTTGCAGCACGTCGCGCTGCCACTTGCGCGGTCCTTTGAAGTTTTCTAGCGGCGTGCCCTTGACGCCCCACGGAAACGTGAGCATCACAAAGTTCAGCGGGTTGTCCTTGATGCGCGGCGTCCACAGACGCGCCATCAGGGCCTGTTCGTCTTCAGCGCTGTATTTGGTGGACTGCATCTACAACCTCTATGACGCGCATCTCTGCTTCTTGCAGCGCCTGCGTGATGGATATGCGTTGGTCGATGTCCACCGTGATGGACTGCTTGGCGACCCAGCCGTGCTGGTGCTTCAATATTTCAAGCGCCGCCTTAGCGTCACCCTCGCGGGCTGCCTTGTGCAGCACGTCGGCCATCTCGCGCTCGCCGTCAGCCTTGCCTTTGCGTGCGGCCATCTCGGCCAGTGCGTCAAATTGGCACAGGTGCTGGTACTCCTCTGGCCGCATCCCTGACGCCAGGGCCAACGTGTCGCCTTTGAGCCCCAGCTTGGCAGCGTCGTATATCGCCTGCAAGCGCGATTCGGTCGCTTGGACGTGTCGGACAGTGAGCGGCAGTGACTTGAACAAATGGTTCTCCTGCGCCTGGGTGGGCGTGTGCTTTGGATTTTATATTAAAAAAATTTTGTTTGTGGTCCCTCCGTTTCCGCTGGCCCAACCGCTCGGCCCTACCCCTCCCCCTCTTGGCCAAAATCCTACGCAAAATGGCAAGCATATAGTTAGCAAAATGGCAAGGGTAATGCTAGTCAGAATGGCAAGCATATATTAGTCAGAATGGCAAGCATATAGTAGTCAGAATGGCAAGCATTACCTGGTGGGTCATGTGGGTCATGTGGGTCATGCCAATGCGATCGCATGGCCTGCGATACCGGCCATTGGCCACCGGCCACCATGTGGGTCATGTAGGCATAGCCTACGCGGTTAGGATGCTTCCGTTAACCATGTGGCCATGCGCGGTCGGCAAAATGCGGCGCGTTGGCGGTGTGGGTCATGTAGGCACTTTAAAACGCCAATTTAAGTCGCTCTACCCCATATTGTAAGTATTGTAAGATTTCACATTATGAAATGTAAGGTTTAGATAAATTAAGATCTAATTAATGACAATATGACCTACAGTTGATCGGCCCCATTGGAGAACCGCATGAAAACGCCAGTACCTACAAAATGCCGCGATAGGTGCCCACAATTTTTATCAACTAAGGGTAAACACCTAGAAAATAGTTGTTGACAGTGCAATAAATTCCCTTACAATACTAAGCATGGCAACATCGCCATGCAATACAGTAAAGGCAAAATATCATGACAAAATCCGAAAAACGTGAAATTGCAATCACCCTCAAAATGCAACACTTTGGCGCAAACTATGTTGCGCGCGCACTGTCCGCACTGTATCGCGCAGCGCGCAGTAAGAAATCGCAAAATGAAATTTTAGCTATTGCCCTGGCGTATGGCGTAGTTTCAAACGACGAATTTATTGTTTAATTCACCCTCCAAGGGCTCCGGCCCTTGTTCATTCACTACAATAAAAGGCAACATCATGCAAGTACATTTAACCCTCAAATCGGCCAATGTAAAAACCGGCCCTATTCCCGTAAGCACTACTGAAAAGGATAGTTGTCCTACCAATTGCGCCATGCGCGCCGAATGCTACGCCGATAGCGGGCCGCTCGCGCTGCACTGGCGCGCTGTCAGTGCGGGCACTAGGGGCACCACATGGGGCCAATTCACACAATCAATTGCAGCGCTGCCGGAGGGCCAATTGTGGAGACACAATCAAGCCGGTGACTTACCCCAAGCCGGTAACACTGTTGATGCTGTAAAGCTTGGCCAATTAGTCGCGGCCAATGCGGGCCGTCGCGGGTTTACTTACAGCCACCATCGCGACAGCGCGAGCCTGCAATGGATCAAGCACGCTAATGCATGGGGCTTTACTGTCAACCTATCGGCCAATGATTTAAGCGACGCTGACGCGCTGGCCGATACTGAATGCGGGCCGGTGGTGGTGGTGGTGCCTAGCACAATGACAGAAAACACTAAAACACCCAAGGGCCGGTCGGTCGTTATTTGCCCTGCGACGCAGCGCGACGATGTATCGTGCGCGACGTGCCAATTGTGCCAGCGACAGCGCGCGGCCATCGTGGCCTTTCCCGCTCACGGCTCGCGCCATCGGGTGATTAATTTGCGCTTAGCAGCATAGGGTTATCTCTAAGCGGCCATTGCGGCCGCTTAGGGGCTAATCTTGGCCGCTACAGTAAACGAAAGTAAGTTATGAAAATCGGACAATATATTCACATAAGCCTATACGGCCGCATGGAGCGGGTCTTAGTGCTGGCCATACGGCGCGCCGGGACCATCGACGTGCAGCGCAGCGATGGCGCGTGCTACCGGGTGAGCGGCCTATCTATGGCCGTAGGGGCCGGACTATGATCCACCCACTATTTGAGGCCATCCTACGGCCGTATACGCCACCGACGCCGACGCCGACGCCGGAGGCCATCGACGCGGCCATGCTGGCCGATAAGCTGGCCGACGGCCACAATCAGCGAAAAATCGACAATGCTATTAAATTGGAAATGCAAAATGCGCGAACACTATAAACCCACACCTACCCCTCACCCACTGGCCGATGTGCTGCTGGCCGTCTCAATTGGCCTGATCTTGGCCGCTATTTTGTTGGAGTACCTATGACTTACGAAGTACAAACCCGCATGGTCAATGTATGGGAAAACTGTTGGACCGACAATAACGGCCCGTTGGCATTCGCTACAAAAAGCGAAGCACAAGCCGAAATCGACGAATTAATGCGTGAGATGGCGGATTATTTGCCAAGCGATTACCGCATAGTTGAAAGGGGCGCGCCATGATTCTAGAACGTCACGCATACATCAACGGCGACACTATAACGGCCGATTTACTGGCGCGCATTGACGATTTACAGCGCGCGCTAGGCGACGAATTAGCGCGTAGTACGCATCTGGCCGATGTGTTGGCCGCGCTGCTAGATGATGATAACGAAGCAACACGCGACGATGCCCGGCGCGCGCTATGCTCATAATTGCAGCGGCCTTGGTGGCCGCGATCCTTGCGATCCTTTTTGATCTTGACTAAGCCCCTTCGGGGGCTTTTTCTATGGCCCGGCGTAAATCCGATTTATTGCTTTTCGCCAGTTCAGGCGCGCAAAAGATGTGTTTCTTGGTCTGATACTCACGCGACGCCAGTCTGCCCATATCTACCCATCCGGCCTCTTTGAGGGCGTGCATGAGGGCAGGCGGGACAATCTTGATCCCTGCTGGCGCGTATAACTGCAATTCGTCGCAAATAGCGAAGAAGGGCGCGCCTACCACGCCGCTAGAAAATGCGCGCTGCCGGGCCTTGATTAGGTTGACTAGGAACGACTCAGCGCCGCTCATGCCATGCTCGACCATGATGGCCTTCGCTTCGGTCATCGGGGGCGCTGCGTTAGGGTTCCACGCGCTCACGTCACGCAAATGCAGGTAAGCCGCCACTGCTGCAAAGCCGCCCCGGTTTTCGTACCAATTCCACAAGGCCACGGCATCGGCCTCTGGCAGCTTGCCTGCTTCGGACCATAAGACGAACCAACGGCGATCCTCTGAGGGCAGCGATATCGCCACGCGCTCATTTGAAAACGCGACTACGAACACGCGGTTTAGGGCGTAGTAGGGGTGCAAGCCCTTGCGGTTGACCATCAACAACTCAGGCGGCGCGGCAATAATGGGCTTTAGGGTGTTCTCCAGCGCGCGCCGGTCTTTGGCCTCTGCTTGGCGCAGTTCTGCAATCTCCATCACTTCGCACTCGAGGGCGTAGCCCCACTGACTGCTTAGGTCCTCGTTCTTGACCAGCGAGCAATTGTGCTTGGCCTTGCCGCCTATGGCCCAAAAGAATGGGGCGAACAGGGTATCTTTGCCGCTGCCATGATTGCCGCCTAATAGGATGGCATGGTTAATCTTATGGCTGGGGAATTGCACTTTATGGGCTAAGGCGTTCAAAAGATGTTCGCGCTCATACTCAATCGGGACCATGCGCTCGACATGGCGCAGCCACGCGGACACGTCACCGGCCATCGGCTCGGGCCGGGCATCGCGCCAGCGGTTGCCGTAAACCAAGCCTTCACGGGCGACCAGGACGGACTCGCCTGCCGCGTAGGTGATGCCGACCAGAGCGCGAGCGCCTTTGTCTTGGCGGTACTCGTCGAACGAATTAGACGCCTCAATTTTGGGGTGCTTACCGTGGCGTGACTTGCAATTGATATGCCTGAACATAGCGTTGAAAGTCTTACGCATCAACTCGCGCCGGTCTTGCATATCAAAGTACGCGTCGTCGTCCTGTATGTACGCAAAGCGCTCAAACCAGCCGCTCATCTCCACGCGGCCCATCTCGCGGTTTTCTACCTCTGCAATCACTGCTGCGGCCTCGTCGGGGTATGCGGGCGTCGGGGTCAGCTTGGCAAGGGTGTCTTCCATCACTGCGGCCAGCAACTCTTCGCGCAGGCCATGCGAGCGCTTAGGCCCACCCTGCTCCTCGACCCACGCAAGATAGGCGGCGCTATCCCACTCTGAGCAATGCTCATGCAGGCAGCAATAGGCGCGGTTTACGGGGTGATACCGGCCCATCGGATTGCCGTCGCTATGCTCGCCACTGTTGGGGCAAACGACGCCCCACCAGCCGCTATTGTTGCCCTTCTCTAGCAGATCGCCACGCGCTGCGGTCCACGCCAGCACATCGTCGCCGCCGTCGTCTGCAAGCCGGATCGGGCGTATCGTGGCCGTGTCTGCTGGGTTGGGCACTACGTTAAGCGCCTCACATATCTGGGCCAGCGAAAACTCACGCTCGGGGTGAAACTCTACCAAACGGGACGCAAAGCGATCGCGGCCAGGCTTGAGATTGATCGAGCCGGGCAGTCTGAAGTTACGCACGGGGTTGATCGCGCCGCCGTCGGTATAGCCTGCTTCGGCGATCGCTACGATCGCGGCGCTGAATTCACCCTTCATGGGCTGGTCGTCCAGCGCAAAGGTGTAGCCGTACTGGTAGTTGTTGGGGCTAGTCTCCATGATCCACGTCGGGGCGATAGGTGGCACCTTGGCCTTGGTGCCCACGTCATCCAGCACTAGGAAGGCCACACGCTCGCAGGCGTCGGCCTTGGCTGCTGGCCTGCCCTCGTCGAATCGGTCGATGATGAAGCAGCCGGTGTTGCAGTACCACGCCTGATCGGGCTTCCACTTCTTAGGTAGGAACGCAGGCCACGCGCACTTGACTGCGCCGTCTGCATGGTGTTGCACTTCGCCGTCCTTGAGGATGGGCTTCTGCCGCACGAACAAAATAACCTCGCCCTCAGGAGCGATCTCTTCCAAGTAATTTAAAAAATTCACAGACATATTAGCCCTTTCCATAACGAGTCATAACTTCAACTTCAGCGTCTAGGGGTAAACCCTTAGCCCAGTCAGGCGGGGTACACATGATCAAGCGCAGCGCCTCGGGGTCGGGCGTTGCGGTTTCGATCACAATTTCATCGTGGACGTGCAGCACCACGTCGTCAAGCTGGCGCAGCGAATGGCGCAGCAAGTCATTAGCCACGGCCTGAGTGATGTTCTCGCAGGCCAAGCCCTTCCACAGACGGGCGCGGGGCCACTCCTTGGCATCAGCGGCGGGTTTCCATGCAGCTTTGGCGTAAGTCACACCTTCTGATTCCAATCGGGCGTAGGGGTAACACAGGATGCGTCCAGAGGGCAGCACATACCACAGGTGCAGGCCGTCGAACATATAGGTCACCCGTCCAGCGCTGAACTCTTTGCCTTTGTTTCGCATGGCGCGGGTGTACGCTGATTCTAGGTCTTGCCAGTACGGAACGGACCAAGGGTTTGCCCTACGCCAAGCATCTACCATGCGCCGCGCGTCGGACTCCGGCAGCATGATGCCGTAGGCGCGGCCCATCGCGGCGAAGGCACCGACGCCACCGGCAAAGCCGCAAGCTAACTCCTGCACCTTGCCGATTTGGCGCTGGTCTTTATTGACCTGGCCCACGCTGACACGGAACGTGGCTGCGGCGTTGACTTTGTACACGTCCTCGCCGGACGCAAACAAGGCCAGCTTCTCGTCGCCCCTGGCTGATAACCAAGGGTTTACCCTAGCCTCAATGGCCGACCAATCGGCAACGACTAGGTATTTACCCTTACTAGGTACAAGGGCGGGTCGGAGCATCCCTCTGAGGACGTCGGTGACTCGCTTGCCGTACTTGGGGACGATGGCGTGGCCCCTGACCATAGCTGTGCGTACGGCTTCGGGTTCCTGAGCGCACTTGCGGGTAAAGTTGTGGACTTGTGCTCCATAAGACGAAGCGCGTCCAGTAGCGCTGCCGCCTGCAAACACAAACGCGCCTCGTACTCGGCCGTCTTCTTCATCTGATAGCTGTGCAAGGCGGCTGAACTTCGCAACCGAGGACGCCCAAAGGTCGTCGGCGCATTGGATGACTTCTTGAACATCGGGCGGCACTCCATCACAGTTAAGTAAGTTGAATCGAACGGTCTTGTCAATGCTGACCTTGCCGTCTTTTTGCATCAGCTTGCGAGCCTCATCATTTACGCGGGCGTACACCCATGCGCGCATCTTGGGTGAGCGCACGCTGGTGATCTCGCCGCCGGTCACCTCGGCGACGATCTCTTGAATCTCGGCCAATTCGGCGCTGGCGTACTTGACCGCAGCCTGGCACAAGGGCACATCGACTAGAACGCCACGATCGTTGATGCGCTCGTTGACATGGTAGTCTTGTAGTTCTTGTGCAGACAATGGCCGCATGGCCTTGCTGATAGCCCGCATGGCCCGCACATCCATTTCGCAGTAGGCCACCATCTCGGCGGTCAACTCGGGCGACTCCTCGTAGGGCGGCACGCTCATCTTGCGGATTAGCTGCGCGCCTCGGTGGTCTTTCTTCATAGACGCGCCAGCGAAGCGCCCCACGTCCTCAAGGGAGCCAGGCGCGCAATTGGCGCGGGCCTGCGCTGCGGTGCAAACGAATTGCTCCAGTGGAATGTCTAGCTGCAAGACATACCAAAAAATTAAACGCTCGAACGCGGCGTTGTGGGCGTAGACGCGGTGGCCAGTCAGGTCGGGGAACGGCTGGCCGGGCAACCAAGTCTGTACGTCTTCGTCATCAAAAGCGTAAGACATACACAGCACTTCAGTAGTGCCGTGCTGGGCGTAGTTGTAAACGCCCGCGACTTTTAGGTCGCAGGCGCTACGGGTCTCAAAATCAAGCCAAATCATCGCTAGTCTCATCTACGCATGAAATGCAAGGCACAACAGTCGGCTCTTCTAGCGTTGTTGCGTAATCACGCCATGAAAACCGACGACCTAAACCCTTAACCGAAGTCAAGTTGGCGTTGTCTTCCATAGCAATTGCCCGTTGGAACATTAACGGGTAAGTTTCTTTTAGATACGCGATCTCCGGCTTTGTAGACGCGGGGCAAAAAAAGCAAGATGACTTACCAGGCAGTGGCAAACCCGCGCGCTCTATCGCGGCGATACATTCGGGGCGTGACCATTCCCACTCTACAAGCGGGTAGATGTACACATACTTCTCATCTTCAATCGGCGCTTTCATCCAGCGGCGGCGCTCAGAAAACTCGTAGCCGATAAATTTATTGACTTTGCGGCCTGATTTCCAAAAGGCTTTCATGCCTTCAATATTGTTGACAAACTTGTCTTGCGGCGCGACTTTAAATTTTTGAGAGCAACCCTTAAAGCCATACGCCAAACTAGGCAGCATATTTGCAGACAAACAATTCTGCTCTAAAGTTTGCACAGTCTGATCGCGCTTCACTTTGCGGACTATGGTGATAGGCGGCATATCATTGTCGACTAAGAATTTCTGCATTCTTTCAATGTGCTCGTAAGTGTGCGGGCGTTCGCCGCCAGTGTCCGCAAACAAAATGTAATCAAAGGGCGGTAACTTTTTTTCAATCCAACCGCAAATGATTGCTGTTGAATCTGTACCGCCGCCAAACGCTAAGATGTTCATATCGTCGTCTCCTTTTCCAATGCCCACTGTTACCAATGGGCATCAGAAAAGGCCGTTAAGCCGCTACGCGACGACGACGGGTAGGTGCCTCGGCTTTAGCCGGTTCAGCCTCACCCTCCAAAGTCAACCACTCTACCACCTCGAAAACCGGCGTAAAAATCCGGCCATACGACTTGTGCTGGTAGTGCTCCTTTTTGAGGCGCACCACTGGCACAGGTTTGGTCTGGTCTTTCTCGACCTGATCTGCCAAGGCAATGGCAATGGTCTGAACCGCTTTCTTACCGCCCACCGAGGTGGTCGTGAAGCGCGCTTCCATACCCTTGTCTTCGCCAGTCAGGCATTTCAAACTCATGCCCACCTGAGTTTCCCAGCCCTTTTTGGCTGCTGGGGGCGCTCCGTCCAACTCCGGCAGGGGCTGGGACACGGGCACCATTTTCTCGCCCAACACCTCACCATCGCCCCAAGCAATAAAGCCGTGGACAAAGGAGAAAGGGTTGACCGCCCAGGTGCTGTCCTCTTCGATTTCGGTTTGGTCTGCACCAAACACCCAATGGCCGGTCTTGTCCATTTTCAGGATGACCGTACCGGCTGGGCCGACGTCGGATTGGATAGCCCGCAGAGAGGATGCGAGGGTGGAAACTGCGGGCAAGCCCGCTTGGGAAAACGCTACTAGATTGGACATTTCTGTTCCTTTATTGAAGTTTAGAAAGGGCAGCGGTTAATTGCTTACCCAGGAGCATCACCTCGGGGCGCGGGTCATCCGCGCTTGCCAAGGTGTTACCTGAAGAGATGGCGACCACCAGATCGTCCGGCAAAGCCTGCTTGCGCTTTTTGAGCGCTTTCTCAGCTTTGGCCGGAGAGATCACGGAAGTCTCCAACACCTCAGATTCGGTCAGACCAAACGCAAACAAGGCGACCTTGGCCTTGTCCTCGTCGGTCCATGAACGGATCGCACGCTTAGCGACCAGTTTGTAATCAGGCAGCTTGGCACCAGACTCCAACAACTGAAGGGCCAAGGCCCGCAGGTCGGTGATCCACTGCTCCAGCATATCAGCGTTTTTTAGATACGTGGCAATGGTAGGCGGGTCTAGGTTGTCAATGGTCGTCTGCAAGGCGCGCTCTACTGCGCCGGTCATCTGTGGGCATACCGGCTTGGCGGCGCACCAACGGCAGTGATCGCCAGAGCGCAGCGGCGCGGTCTTCTTCTCGCTCATCTTCACGGCCTGCACCAACTGCAATTCAAACTCCGCGATGTGCGCTGGCGTAGTGACCCAACGCTTGACTGCGGGCGGCTGCACAATGACCATTTCAATCTCGGTCACGCCCTCAAAGGCCCATTGCGCTTGCGGCGTACGCATGGCCGCAGCGGCGTAGAACATCAGCTGCATATTCTCTTCTACCTCCACAGCCACCCCGTCACCAAACTTCCAATCCAATACGATAGCGCGCTGTTTAATACGACCGATAAGATCAGTGCTACCAAAAACCCCAGGCAATAAATTACCAAAATTAACGCTTGTTTCTGCTTCAATTTCCATCTCCTGGTTGGGGTCGATCTCGTCCAGCGCGGCCAGCGCGGGCTTCAACTTATTGTCGATCAGTTCTTGCGTGAGTGTCTGGCCTTCGTACACGGTGCCAAGGTAATGCTCTGGCGGCTGGCCCGACATCACGATCTCTGCAATGACGTTGTGTAGGAGCGTGCCTTCGTCAGCGTATTTGCTTGAAGGTTTAGGCGGCATCTTGGCGACTAGGGCCACAGAGCCAGGGCAGTTGATTACCCTCTTAGCGGTGCTACCGCCGACGATACTGGAGTGCTGCATTTCAGAGTCCTTTAGTTGATGAGGCGTTCAGTGTATCACAACTTTTTGTGCTAAACTTCTTGACATGAAAGAAAAAGAAGTTGAAAATCATTTTGTCTGGGCGGTGCAGCGTATGGGCGGGGTGTCATACAAGTTCACTTCACCTGGGCGCAAAGGCGTAGCGGACAGGATAGCGTGCTTGCCTGACGGCAGCACTTGGTTTGTGGAACTCAAGACCAAGGGCGGTAGGTTATCAGAATTGCAAAAGCTGTTTGCCGCAGACATGGCGCGGCTCAATCAGAGGTATATGTGTATATGGACCAAGGAACAAGTTGATGAATTTGCGGCCTTATCAAAACGAGGCGGCTGACTTCCTGTACGAGCGCGACAGGGCGATGATCCTCGCCCCTGTGGGCGCGGGCAAGACGGCCATCACGTTGACTGCTATGCAAGCCATGCTCAAGGACGGCCACGCCAAGCGCTTCCTCGTGCTGGCCCCTAAACGGGTGGCCGCCAGCGTCTGGCCCATTGAGCAGCCCAAGTGGGCACCGGGCGTGACGCTGGCCGTGGCCGTGGGGTCAGCCAAGCAGCGGGCTGCGGCCTTTGCATCTAGCGCCCAAGTGGTGGTGACCAACTATGAGAACCTGCCCACGGGCAAGTTTGACGCGGTGGTGTTTGACGAACTAACGCGGCTCAAGAACCCCAGCGGCAAGCGCTTCAAAGACCTACTCAAATTCCTTACGCCTATTGAGATTCGCTGGGGTCTGACCGGCTCGTTTACCAGCAACGGGTTAGAAGACGTGTTCGGTCAATGCAAGATCGTGGACCAGAGTTTGCTGGGCCGCAGCAAGGGCGCGTTTCAGCAGCAATACTTCGTGCTGATCAACCCCGACTTTGGTGAATGGTCGCCGCGCAAGGGCAGTCTTGAGAAGGTTATGGCCGTGATTAAGCCCGCTACTTTTGTCTTGGACGCGGGTGAGTATAGCGACAAGCTGCCCCCGCTTCATACAGTGGAAGTGCGCTGCGACTTGAACGACCGTAAGCCGTATGACACCATGAAAAAAGACTTCAAGTTGCAAGACATTACGGCCATCAACGCGGCTGTGGTGACCGGCAAGTTGCAGCAGCTTGCCAGCGGGTTTGTGTACCACACCGTACAGACGCCATCAGAGATACCAGGCAAGTGGGTGACGGTGCAAACGCCCGTGTGGTTTGACACGGCCAAGTTTGATCGGCTGCATGAATTACTGGAGGAGAACCAACGTGCGAACACACTCATCGTATACAACTACCAAGAAGAACTCGCGGAACTCAAACGCCGGTATAGACAGATTAATACGCTGGATGATGAGCGAGCAATTGAACGGTGGAACCAAGGAGAAATTGAACTTCTCGCCGTGCACCCAAAATCAGCAGGCCACGGGCTTAACTTGCAGCATGGCGGGTGCCGGATTATTTTCCTATCCCTGCCCTGGTCGCTCGAACTGTATGAACAGACCATAGGGCGCTTGCACCGTAGCGGCCAGCGGCATGACGTATGGTGCTACGTGATGCTGACCAATAAAACGGTGGATGAACGCATCTGGGCGGCGCTGCACGACAAGCGCGCTATTTCTGATATTGCAATGGAGGAATTATGTTAGACAAACTTAAAGCACAACTCAAAGCGGCCAAGGCCGAACTCAAGGCCCGCGCGCGCCAGTTGAACGCCACCTACCGGGCGTATGACCGCTGCGTCAACTTGATTACCAAACTGGAGACACGAATTGAAAAACACTTGGCGAAGTCTAAATGACCGTCTGCCCACGCTGTCCGAAGAGGAAGTGCTGGGTATGCTGAACAACGAGCGCCAGTTGCTCAAAAGAGTATCCGTACTGGAGCGCCTGCACCAGCGGTACAACACCCTGCGCGTTGCGCGGGAGAGACTTGAACTACTAAAGGAAGCTAAATTACCATGAAGATACTTAAATTTCTTAAAGACTATTACCGCGAACTGACGCCAGCCGAGGTTATCCAACGTGAATTGGCGCAGGCCCATTTAGATCGTCTGGAGGCTGAATCGGCGTGTGAGTACGCAAAGGCGTGCCACGATTTAAGCCTAGCCCGTATAGAGCGTTTAAATACCCGTTTAGGAGAGTACAAATGAAAGAGCAAGACAAGGCGTATATGAACAAAGAAATGCCCGAACTGCATGACCCGAACCCAGCAGACGAAGTGTTTGCCAGCGTCAAAGCGCTGATTGCTGTGCTAGTGGTAGCTGGCGTGGTGGGGCTAATTTTTGCAACATGGTGGCACAAATGAACGTCATGGAACTAGCAATCGAATCGGGCCTCATCTATTACAGTATGGGTAAAGAACGCGCTAGGTTTATTCATTATTTGGAAGCCTTTGCCAACTTGGTAGCAGCACATGAGCGTGAGGAGTGCGCTAAGTTGTGTGAAGCTGCAAGGGAAACAATTTGGGAGTATCACGAAGAACATTTGAAAGCCGCTGCTTGCAATGTCTGTACCAATCTTGCCATATCAATCCGCGCAAGGGGAACAACATGACAGGCTACGAATCAAAACGCGCTATGGCGCAGGACAAGCTAAAGCAGGAGCCTCTGGCAACTTTGTTTGGCAGCTTGCCCGTGTATGACGTTCCAGTAGTTGACGAATTGCCAGCGCAGGAGCTGGTGGCGCATATGGAGGCAATTGACCAACTTAAATCCGTCCTTTGCGACCCAGAAGGTAAGTGCTGCATTGCTGGCTCGGATGAAGATCGCGCAATCGTTGATCGGGCATTAGCGGCATTGGCACAGCCAGCGCAGGAGCCTGTGCGTGAAGCATTGAAGCTGGCGCTTGATGCATTTGAAAACGCAAGTTTTGCAAAAGAAAACAAAGCAATTGCCGCAATCAAAGCAGCATTGGCACAGCCAGCGCAGCGCCCGTTGGTAGACCTGACGGATGCTGATTGGAAAGAAATTGAAGATATGCCTGACACCTTTGACCAAGGTGTTGCATGGTGCTTGGCTAGACTAAAAGAACGCAATGCGTAAGTCAACTCACGCGGACATCCGCGAGGCGCTTAGAAAGATGCCTGAAGGGACCACCGTTGTTGTCATCAGCGCCTTAACCGGCTTGCATGGCGACACCGTGCGCCAAGCCTTGCCCAATATGCCCGACGTGTACATAGACCGCTGGGAGAAAACGGCTAGAAGCAAACGCTACGAAGCTAAAACCTGGCGGGCTATATACGTTGCCGTACCCGTCCCGCCTAACCAACCCAAACCATGAACGACATACCTAACTTTGCAGCTTGGACCAACGAAAACCTATCTAAATTCGCCTTGGACGCTTACTTGCGCCTACAGGCCCAGCAAGACGCTATGGAGCAATTGCGGGGCGATCTGAAGGACGCTATGCAGCTAATAAGGCAGATTCAGCGGTCCGACGTTTAACTAGCCCCGGCAGCACCCGCCCGCCGCCCTTGGTCCACAGCATTAGCTGTTCTTGGGCGGCGTCCCAATCAGACACGTTGATCTTGCGTTTTAACGTGCTAGTTTGCAACCGGCCCAGCCCTAGGTTGTACACGAAGTCCACGATGGCGTTGCACTTGCGCTCATCGGTCAGCAAGATGGGGCACTGGCGCAGGACGCCAGGCAAGTAAGTATGGTGCAACTCTTGAAGCAGCAGCGCCGCAGCGTCCAGCTCAGACATGGGCGCATCTGTCAACGTTACCTTACGTCCGTCAGCGTAATAAGTGCTGCCGTAACCAATGGTGGGAACACCCGCAGGGCAGAGGTAGGGTTTACCCCTATACCCTTCAAACTGTTTACACAGTGCTGCGGCAATGTCCAGTTTCATAGACCACGCTTTGCCAAAGTTCTATCGAGAAACCAGTAATTTAGCGTGCCCGACACTAGCGCCGCAAAATCGGCTGACATGATTAGCTTAAACACTGCCTCTGGGGGTGCGCCAGCCGCCCATGCGGTCCACGCAAACCAGATGTGTGCAAAACTCCACAGCAGCAAAATCCAGTAGGTTGCCACAGGACGCACCGAAGCGGATAAGCTAGCGGCCCAACCGCCAGCAGCTTTGACCATTTCGGTCTGCTGCTCTACGGCGCTGTTAAACGCTTCCATCACGCCAGCATCTACCGTAGCCTCGCGCTGCGCCCCAATCTCAGCTAGCTTTTGCTGGCCGCGTAGCTGCTCCAACTGGCACTGCTGGCTAAACATGAGCAATTCATGGTCGCGCTCGTTCTTTTTGTCCATCCACTTGAGAACTTCTGGTGCTAGGCGAAACACGCCGCCAAGCAGGGAGCCAAAGATACCGCCACTTAGTAAATCAAACATATCAATCCTTTCCAGTTACAGTTTTGATTTTTGCGTTTACAGGAACTTTTTCTTCCAAGATGGCAATGTGCATCCTATTCTCTGCAATCTGGTCACGGTTGCGTTGAATCTCTTTTTCAAGGTCTTGGCGTAATTTTTCACGGGCCAGTTCAGCTCCAGTGTTTGACGCCTGCTTGTTGTCTGATGTGACAACAAGCGAAATTTTGCTGTTGAGGACGGTGACTTCGTGGGATAAGTTTGACAAGGCGCTCATCAAGTAAACCACACAGGAGAATAGCAGCGGCAGCAAAGCAAACGTAATCTTCTCAATCAGTTGACCTTTAGCCTCCATGTTTTGCATTTTTTCCTCACTCATACTAACCCCTCTTAATCAAGAATTCCCAAGCCAAACTACCTATCGGCACAATCATTGCAATAGCCGCCACAAAAAGCAGGAAGTTCATCAAAGCATTACCAGCCGCTTCCCTGTCCTTTTGCTTTTGCTCTACCATTG